CGGGTCGATGCGAACAGGGGGGCGCTTTGGATGGGGCGGATCGCCCGCAGAGTGCGCCTTAGCCGCCTTGCCGAGGTGATAAGGCTTCCCGGTCCGAGGATCCCGAAGGACAGCATTAGGATCGATGCCAACGACCATGAATCGCCTGGCGACGACGTTAATTGAACCCTGGTCGCCTTGCACCAGAGCGCGGAAAAGCACCTTCTCACGCTTCAGGATCGGACGACCAGGGTAGTTCTTCTTCTTCCACTTCGCGTAGCGAGCGGACAGGGGCGGGAACTCCTGCCCAGTCGTCCGTCCCTCGGAGTTCAGGTGACGCTTCTCGTGCTTACGGAACATCTTGGTGATGTCTCGCCAAGCAGGACGCCAGTCCTTGATCTCCTTCGACCAGTCCTCGAATGCGATCTGGATCCGGGCCGCATCGGGACTGAACGAGAATGAGAAGAGTTCGTCTACTGCCATCAGAGGTCGTCGCCATCTTGGAAGGCAGGAGGCTGTGCGTATTCGCGATCCCCGACACCGGGGGAGTAGTCGAAGTTCGGATCCGAGTCCTGGGTCCAGTTCGACTTCGCGAAGATGGACGGTCCAGAGAGAGATCCAGAGGCACCGTTCGCCAGCAGGTAGGTCCGCTGGTCCCAAAGCTGAGCAACCAGCATCCGAGCTTGAGCGATGAGTTCGTCTGCCGTCGCCTTGCCATCGGCCCCGATGGAACCCTTCGCCAGCAGGATGAGCCCGCTGGCGAGCATCATCTCGATGGTCTGGGCAAGCTCCTCGGCCCTGCTCGAGGCTGTGAACGAGTCAGAGATGCCAGCCTGCAGGAACGCCATGCGTACTTCGTTGTACGCACGTCCCCAGATCACGGTCCCTTGAGTGCTGGTCGGAGTTGTCGTGCCCGACAGGGTGCCGAGCTGCGGTGCCATCGATGTAGCGGTCGCGAGGTCTGCGTTGTAAGCCACTGCGACCTCCCGCTACTTGTCCGAGGCTTCCGCCTTCTTCTTCTTCTTGGGCTTCGACGCCTTGGGCTCTTCGATCATCCGCTTGCGGAGCATCCGAGAGAAGTTGGCCTCGTCCACCTCCACTACGTCACCAGGCGCGTGTTCCACGCCTGCGATCTCGCAGTGGCATCGAAGGGTCACCTTACGCATCAGGACACCTCCAGCTCACCCAGACGCTCCTCGATCGCGTCCTTCCCGCCCTTCCGAGTGTCCGCCTCATGCAGCTCCAAGAGGAGATCGGCATCCTCAATGGTACGCAGGAGAGCAGGAAGGACGCGGATCGGCACGTTGGTGATCGAGCCGGGGTCCGACTTGTCGAAGCCGGGGATGGACGTAGTCGCCTTCTCCGGTTCCGGCTCTGGTCGAGGAGGCTTTTCATCGGCCTCCTCGACCAGGACACCGACCTCGATGAGGGGATCGGGGTCGATTGAGTCGGGAGCCACAGCGCCAGCCGGGTAGCGGACACCGCTGTGGATGAGGACTTGTCCAGGTGCGACGACGTACATGAGGGGTGCTCCTCTTCAGTTGCTAGGCGAAACTCAGGACGCCGAGGGTTTCCCAGGACGTGCCGTCGCAGACGAAGATCCCCCACTTGCCGCTGCCAAGAGTTTCCTTGCCGCCGCCGCTATCTTCTTTGACGACGATGTCCTCTGCCGCTGCGGTCGTGTTCTTCACGATAAAGAACAATCCCTGAGATGCCTCTTCGACCGGAAGCATCAGATCGTTGCCCCCGTTCGGATCGAGCATCTGGACCTGCGCGTCTTGCGGGGTCAGGGTCTTGGTTCCGGTCATCGTCTCGACGTTGTGACCGAGACGCAGCCGAAGACCGTTCGCGGGGTTAACCGCTACTCCCTGATAGAGAAGGGTTTCAGCCATGACAGCCTCCTAGCTGACGACGGTGGAGTACAGGTAGCCCAGAGCGGTCGTCGGTGCCGAGAACTGGTCGTTCCAGAGCATGTCGATCTGCTCGACGTAGGGGGTCGGATCCCAGCGGCGAACCGCACCGTCCGACGAACCCTGGAGTCGCCACCGCTGGAGGCAGGACTGCGGAGTCATCGAAGAGGGCGACGGTCGGAGCTTCGCGAAGAGCACGAACTTGCCCCAGATGTACCCGTTGGTTGCCGTCTGCCCCTCGTTTGCCGAGTCAGCGACGGTCTTGCCGACGTAGATGGTCTCGACATCGAGAGCACGCGCCAGGTCGTCGTTGGTCAGCAGACCGACGCGGCTCGACGTGCGGGAGCAGTACTCCAGGATCAGCGGGTGCTGACGCAGCGCCTTGTAGACCGCATAGCCCATGATCGCGACGTTGGGAGCCTCGCCACTGTTCTGAATGATCGTGTCTCGTGCGTCCTGGGCCTTGGCGATCGGGTCCGAAGCAGCGTTGTCCCACTGGTCGGAGCCAGAGAGCGCAGCCGTCTTGCCCGAGAAGGTAGCCGTGCTGAAGGCGAGAGCCGCAGCCGAACGCTCACGGTGGATCAGGCACTCGCGAGCGAGGACTGCCGTGTTCGCCTGGCGCAGGTTCAGACCGTTGCCCTGGGCGTACTCAGCGGAGCTCTTGCTGATCTGGACGCCGAGTCCGTTCAGATCCACGTTCCAGCCGCTGACCTTGCTGATGGAGGTCGAGATCTGCAGGGGAGAAGCCTGCCCGTCCGACATCACGAGGTCGTGACCGGGGGACGCCGAAGCGAATCCTCCAGCCACATCGTAGAACTTGCCCGTCTTGGTGGCGACATCGACGGAGGGGAAGATGTCGGATGCCAGGAAGGATCCGAGGTCCGGACCGAGCAGTCTCGCGTAACGCGAGAGCATAACGTCCTGGGTCCAGGCTTGAGTATTCGTTGTCATGTCTCAGTACTCCTTGAACCGTTGATCTAGTTGACCTGGCCGCCCGGTGCCCAGAGGAAGGCTCCGATGTCGCCGGATGCGTGGGTTTCCAGTGCGACACCGAAGAAGTAGTCGCCGCTGCTGTTTGCGATGACTGCGTTGCCGCTCGCGTCAGAGGTGGCGAGCTGCCCAGCGGTGAAGGCTTCGGCAGTCTTTACCTTGATGATGCCGCCGACCTGGACCGGGACGTAGACCGCAGTCGAGCTGCCGTCAGCGACATCGTTGGTCAGTGCACCGAGGACGGCTGCCCCTGCCCCTGCAAGCGCAAGGGTGTCGTCGCCACTAGGCACGACCAGGAGGTACTCGCTGCTGGACACGTCGATGTCGCAGCGCCGAGTGAGGATGGTGGGATCGAAGGGGGTGCTCATCGTGTACTCCTACGAGTTGAACGAGGCGGCCTCGTAGGCTGCCAGCTTGGTGGGGTCACTGAGGACAGTCTGCATGGCGCGGGCGTAGGCTGCCGCACTCGACAGTCCGTCGTCCGACACGATGGTGTCCGCGAGGGCGCGGATCTCGTTATCGATCCCCGTGATGGCGGGGGCCGAAGTGGCACGAGCCGACTCGTTCCCAGCATCACCCACCGGACTGGTGGGAACGAGGTTCATCGGGTAGCGGTCGTGCGCGTCTTCCTCGCCCAGAGCACGGACGTGCCGCAGGTAGCGGTCACGCTGCGAAGCCGAGATGCGCCCGTCCTCGCAGGCACGGTCGAGCATGCGATCGGTTTCCTTGGCCTCGAGGTCACTGAACTTGACCCTGAGTTCGTCCCGATCCGTAGTCACGCTATCCAGAGCCTCTGCGAGAACGTCGGCGCGAGCCGCCTTCTCAGACAGAGCCTGGACGCTGGACACGACCTGGGCCTCGGTTGCTCGCTCATCGAGCGAAAGGGGGGCAGACAGCAGCTTGATCAAGCTCATGCTCTTCCTCACTGTGGTTGGGGTCTCGGATGCGGCGACAGCCTGCATCCCTGCGACAAAGGGTTCGTTGGTGAGAGTGCCGCCAATGAGAGCCCACTCACCGAGAGGCTCTCCGGTCTTCTTACTGCGAGCATGGTCCGAAGGCACAGCCTCAATGCTGAAGCCATCGAACTCGCCAGCTCGAATCCTCCCGCGCGCCTCGTCCGTCCACCGGATGAGTCCGTACAGGGAAACCGTGCCGTCGTCGTTCGCGCGGACCTGGACATCAACGATGCGGCCCGCAGCCTTGGTGCTCTCGGGGTCCACAGCTCCGTTGATGGAGGCATGGTTGTAGCCGACCGGGGCACCCGTCGAGAACCAACGCTCCGACTGGATGACCTTGTAGCCGCGAGCCATCGACTCGATGTCGTCGGGACCGAGGTCTACCTTGCGCTCCGAAGCTCGACCGAAGTGCGAGCCAGACCGAGCGAGTTCCACCCATCGATCGTCAGTCTCTCCGAGAGCCACGGGAGCTGCGAACTCAGCCGCTGCCTCCTCGGGTCGCTCAGCGTCGAGCATCTTGCGAGCCTTCGCCTGCAGCGATGCCATCTTCTCCTTGTCCAGCCCAGGAGCAGTGCTCTGGGGGATCCGAGCGATGGCATTACGAAGGTGAGGAAGATCGACCTTCCCGCTCGCGTCCCGATACGGGAAGTAGCGGAGGCCCCGAGGCTTCGTCCTGCCGTCGTCGTCCTTCTCGCCACCGGGGGCGATGTACAGGAACGAACTGTCGGGCAAGTCGTTGACGAATGCAGTAGTCCACTCTGCGTAGACCTCTGGCTCCTCGGGAAGCATGGGGCAAGGATGGGGGACGAAGGGGTACTTCCTCAACTGTCGAGAACCGACAATGAGGAAAGTAAACTACTCAGAACCGCTGTCTAATCCGCGCCTGTGAAGCCATCGGGAGCGGTGGGGCTCCGAAGCCGGTGGGATGTCGTTGACCTCTCGGAGGTGTCTCACTCCCTGGCGCGTGATCTTCTCTCCGCGCTCCTCCGCGATGACCGAAACGACGTAGTCGGGGTAGATTCCGATCCCCTCGGGTAGGTCTGTCCTGCGAGGACGACCCATTAGCCCACGAGCCCGATGATCAGGCAGTTGCACAAGAGGTCACCCTCACACCAGGATGCGGGAGTCG